CACTTTGCCATCATCGATGAGCTTCATGCCCATAAGACTAGGGCTGTTTATGATGTAGTAGAAACTTCTATAGGTAAGCGTACCCAGTCTATGCTGTGGATTATCACTACAGCAGGCTCTAATCGAGCTGGTATCTGCTATGAAGTTAGGGGGTTTGTAAAGAAAGTCTTAGATAAGACTGCTATCGATGAGTCCCAATTTGGGATTATCTATGGCTTAGATGATGGAGATGATTGGACTACAGAGGAAGCGCTGCTTAAAGCTAATCCTAATTGGGGTGTATCGGTAATGCCAGAAGTTCTACTTCCTTTGCAGGCTAAGGCTATGAGTATGCCTAGCGCAGCCAATAACTTTAGGACTAAGCACCTAAATGAATGGGTTAATGCGGATGTAAGCTGGATGGATATGCGCGCTTGGGATGCCTGCGCTGATTCTTCCCTATCTGTAGAGGATTTTGAGGGCGAGCCATGCTATATGGCTCTGGACTTAGCCAGTAAGACCGATATTGCAGCAAAGATAAATCTTTATGTCAGAGATGGGCATTATTATGCCTTCGGGGATTACTATCTACCTAGGGATACTGTAGATAAAGGCGAGAATTCACAATACTCAGGATGGGAAAGCCTAGGCTTACTTACTGTTACTGATGGTGCGATAATTGACTTTATGGTAATAGAGAATAAAATCCTAGAAGATTGCAAGCGATATGAAGTAATTGAAGTGCCGTATGATCCATTTCAGGCTACACAATTATCCATGCGCCTGCTTAATCAGGGTGTAAATATGGTAGAGGTTCGCCCTACTGTGCTGAATTTTAGTGAGCCTATGAAGCAGTTAGAAGCTCTAGTGCTTGATAAGAAATTTCATCACAATGGCGATCCAGTCTTAACTTGGATGGTAAGCAATGTAGTATGTCATACAGATGCTAAAGATAATATCTATCCAAGGAAAGAAAGGCATGAGAATAAGATTGATGGAGTAGTAGCTTTGATAATGGCATTAAGCAGGGCTATTGCAAATAATAATGAGCATGGGAATCTTGATGATTTTCTAGCTAACCCGATAAGGCTATAAATATGGCATGGTATTCAAGTTTATTATTTGGCTTTGGGATCGCTGGTAGGCGAGAAGCTGGAGTACAGCAGGCTAATGCTGGTTCATACAATATTTCCAATGTAACAGTAAATGAAGATTCAGCACTTAAGCTCTCTGCTGTGTGGGCTTGTGTTCGATTGATTGCTGAAACTATTGGCGGATTGCCGATCAATGCTTACAAGGTGCTGCCTGATGGCACAAGAATTTTAGACAATGAGCATCAACTAGCGCAGCTCTTTAAGAATAAGCCTAATCGCTATCAAAACAGAGTAGAGTTTTTTGAAACTATGACTATGCAGCTCTGCTTGCATGGTAATGCTTATGCTCATATCCAAAGGGGTACAGGCGGAAAGGTAGTAAGCCTATTGCCTTTGATGGCAGAGCAGATGGAAGTAAATCTTCTTACTGATGGCTCGCTAGTTTATCGCTATAACTCAGGAGCTAATCTTTCTGTCTATGCGCCTGAGTCTATCTGGCATCTTAAGTTAATGAGCAATGGCATTGTAGGCTTATCTCCTTTATCTTATGCTCGCAACTCTGTAGGTATTGGCATCGCTTCAGAAGATCGAGTTAAGGCTTTGGCATCGAATGGCTTTAAGCCTACTGGAGTATTGACCATTGATAAGCTGCTAAAGCCAGAGCAGAGAGAGCAGATCCGCAATCAGTTTGCCGATCTAGCTTCTGGCTCTAGCGATCCTCTGCGAGTGCTTGAGGCTGGCATGGCTTATCAGCAGATCTCGATGAATCCAAAAGATGTACAGCTATTAGAAACTCGGAAATTCCAAATCGAGGATATTGCTCGCTTCTTTGGAGTGCCTTCTGTTTTGATTAATGATACTTCTGCTTCTACTACTTGGGGATCTGGTATTGAGCAGATAGTACAGGGCTTCTATAAGCTAGGACTGCGCCCTTATCTAGAGCGCTATGAAGCATCGATAGCCAATAGCTTACTAAGCGCAGCAGATCGCAGGAATTATGAGTTTGAGTTTGATTTTGGCGCATTGCTAAGGGGTGATGAGCTTACTCGCTTCCAGTCTTACAAAGAAGCCATTAATGCAGGCTTTAAGACTATTAATGAGTGCCGACAAACTGAGGGCTTATACCCAATAGAAGGCGGAGATCGGGCTTATTTGCAGGCTCAAATGACTCCTATTACTGAGCTTGGTGCGACTCAAAGCACACAAACAGAGCAAATCTTAGGCGCTATGAGCGATATGAATCGCAATTTTAAGACTGAGATTGCTGCAATTCAGCACAAAGAGCCGAATCAAGTAAACCTAAATCCTAATATTAAGGTGGAAAGCACACCTATTAGCCTTACTTTAAAGCAGGAATCGGACAATCGCAGCACTAAGAAAAGCATCCGCCTAGTCAGAGATGATAAAGGTAATGTAACTGGCGCAGAATCTACAGAGGAATAAGCATGGCAATCACTACAGCAATTTGCAATTCATTTAAGCAAGAGATCTTAGAGGGAGTTCATGCTTCAGCAGATACCTATAAGATTGCTCTTTATACAGATGCAGCTACATTAGGCGCTGCCACTACTGCTTACTCTGCCACTAATGAGGTATCTGGCACAGGCTACACAGCAGGCGGAAAAACTCTTACAGGCTATGTAAACGGATTAAGTTCAAATACAGCCTATATTACTTTCTCTGATCCATCTTGGGCAGATTCCACAATTACAGCTAGAGGATGTCTAATCTATAACTCTAGCAAATCCAATAAAGCGGTAGCTGCCTTTGATTTTGGTGCTAATGTAGTTTCTGTAACAGGAACTTTTACCATTGATCTACCAGCAGCAGGGGCTTCCGCCTTAATTCGGATTAGTTAAATATGTCAATCCTGTTTGATTCAGGATATGGCTTATTTGATTCTGCATCAGGGAATTTTGATGATGGCGGAGTAATTAGCCCTGTTATTTCTGTAACAGGAATAATTCTTACAGCTCAAGCAGGCTCAATTACTGAAAATGTATCCGATGAGATACAAATTACAGGCTTAGAAGCTGCAATTACAGCAGAAAACATAGCTGCAACTGGCATCCAGAATGCAAATATCAGCCTTACAGGGCTAGAATTAAGCGCTTTTTATGGCGATATTAATGAAATAGTTAATGATTCTGTCAGCATTTTAGGCTTAGAAGCGTTAGCAGATGTAGCTACAATCAGCGCAAGCGCGACTCAAAGCCAATCTATAGCACTTAGTGGCATAGATTTAGTAGCAGAATATGGTCAAATTAATGAGAAAGTAGTCGATTCTATAGCCATAAATGGCATAGATTTAACCATAAATGCAGAAGAAATTGCTGCAAATGGCACAGCAAATCCAAAAATATCAATAAATGGCATTGGGCTACAAGGTAGCGCAGCATCAATTAGCGCTACAGGCGATCAAACTTCTACAGATATAGCTACAGGCGGAGAATTTGTAAGACCTAGAATGGAGAGAAGCGCAAAGGCGCTAGTCCAATCTACAAGAGCTGTAGCTTATGCAGGCAGAGTAATTCCTAGAGGGTTTACTGTAATAAATGGCGGAGCTAGGGTATTTACTTTAGAAAGCTATACACAAATCGGACAAACAGAAGCAGTAGGGCAATTAGGGATTGATGAAGAAAGCCTATTAATGTTATTGGTTGCATAGCTTTTTTGTATTATCATACCCAAATAAGGAAGAAATATGCCTACACCTAGAGAAGATGAGAATGAAGCGCAATTTGTAGCTCGCTGCATGGGTGATGAAGAAGCTATTTCAGATTTTCCTGAGAATGAACAAAGATTAGCTTTCTGCTATGCAGTATTCAGCAGGCAGGAAGAAGAAGGTAGGGCAACTTATCGCGGTGAGGAAATAGATTTAACTCCTACTGATTCTATGGCAGCAGAAGCCAAAAGAGGATTAGACTGGAGAGCAGAATATAACAGGGGCGGTACAGAGGTAGGAGTAGCTAGAGCTAGAGATTTAATAAACAAGCGCGAGCTATCTGCTGAAACTGTTAGAAGAATGGTGAGTTATTTTGCAAGGCATGAAGTAGATAAGCAAGGAGAAGGGTTTAGCCAAGGAGAAGAAGGCTATCCCAGCGCTGGTCGAATTGCTTGGGCTTTATGGGGTGGGGATGCTGGACAGACTTGGGCTAATGCCAAGAATAGACAGCTAAACAGAATTGATGAAGAAAAGCAGGGAAGAAAGCCTATGATTGAGAAAAAGATGATGAACTTCGCTTCATGCGAGGTAAAGATGGGTGATTTCGGCATATTTGAAGGCTATGCTTCTGTATTTGATGGCATTGATTCATATAATGACAGCATTGTAAAAGGTGCTTATACCGATACCCTAGCTAATCGGGATCGCCCAGTAGCGATGTACTTTAACCATAGCTCTTTTAGATCAGATATGCCTGCCACTATTGGCAAGTGGCTATCTATGGAAGAAGATGCAAAGGGCTTGTATGTCAAAGGGCAGCTATCTCTTGGGCATCCTACTGCTGATGCGATCTATGCAAGTATGCGCAATGAAACCATCGATGGCTTATCGATTGGCTTTAAAATGCCACAAGGCGGATATGAGATGCGCGATGGCATTCGGTATCTGCGCAAGATTGATTTAGTAGAAGTATCAGTAGTAGATAATCCTGCTGATAATTATGCAAGAATCTCTTTAGATTCTGTAAAATCAGATATTGAAGGGATTAAAAGTATTCGAGAAGCTGAGGAATTTCTGCGAGATGCAGCAAACCTTAGTAACTCAAGCGCAAAGGCATTGCTGGCGCAAATTAAGTCGGTACTTCGAGATGAAGTTAAGACTGAGTTAGAACAAGCAATGATTTTAAATCGCTTAAACCAAATCATTAAAGGAAATTAAAATGTCAGATCAAATTAATCAGG